GAAACCTCTCCTTATAGTGGCGTTTATCTCCTTTTGGAGACCCAGGAGTTGGGGAGAATAACAGTTTTCCCTGATCTCTACGGCAGACTCGCGTCCTACTCTTGCTTCCGCGAGAGAGACTCGGTCCTGGTTCTGGCTCTACGAGCACGAGCGCAGGATTGGTGCAAGCAGAACATTCCTGCTTGGGCATGGCCTATGGTTGTGCCGGCGGCAGTCGCGTTGGCGATGTCTCCCACCGTGCAAGAAAGTCAGGCGACTGACTATCTTGACGAGCTGGACACTACCTTGCTCTCAAATCGTTCTTAGGAGAGCTCGGTTTCTTGTGTGGGTATATGTTCTGGAGAAATCCCGAACCACTATACTGGGTCCCTGGACCTTACACGAGTTGACTGGGCTTCTTGCTTTGAGAGTCGACGGACCATGAGAACTGTGTGGCCCTCTCGGATTCCAGGCACGTGGATTCCGATGGTGCATAGGACGTGTCCCCACAACGAAGTCTCTGCCTTGTGCATGAGAGTTCTTGCTCCTCTACCACCCGGTGTATTCTTGCCTGTTGGGAAACCCGTAAGAGACGTCTTCCGTCGATTACGTTGGCTTGCCAGGCGATACGGCGGACATAAATGGAGCAACGCGGAAACTGCGCAGAGTTATACAGGTAGTATGCGCATCAGATACCAGGAAGCGGCAATGTCGTTAAAGCTTGACTCAGTGCGCAAGGCTGACGGTCGGCTAAACTGCTTCCTCAAGGCGGAGAAGGTTAATCCATTGGCCAAGTTTCCCAAGCCCCGGATGATTTTTCCAAGATCACCCAGGTATAACTTGGAGGTGGCTTCCCGTCTTAAACCCTTTGAACACTGGCTGTGGGGAAGACTCACAGGCAACGCTTTGGGGGTGTCAATCGGTGACAATAAAACGCGGTTGTGTGGTAAGGGACTGGGACCTAAACAACGAGCATCTTTAATTATTCGCAAGTGGAATAAGTTCAAGGAATGCGTCTGTTTTGAGGTTGACGGTAAGGCGTTCGAGGCTCATGTCGGACCTTACCATTTGGAGAAGGAGCATTCAGTGTATAAGGCGGCTTATCCGGGTGATACCGGATTAGCGAACCTCCTGGATGTGCAGAAAACCCTCACGGGTAGACTGCCGTGTGGTGCGAAGTTTTCCCGCGACGGGGGGAGAGCCAGTGGAGATTTCAACACAGGTATGGGAAACACCATTCTCATGCTGGCAGTGGTTGTCGCTTGCCTTAAGCAATATAACGTGGCGTATGACGTTCTTGCTGATGGCGACAACTGTTTGATTTTCCTTGAGGCTTCATCCCTGTCCGGTGTTCTAGATACTTTTTGCCAGAACGTACTTGATCTGAGTGGTTTTGAGATGACACTTGAACGACCTGTTCGTATACTGGAAGAGATCCGGTTTGGCCAATGCGCGCCTGTCAATTTGGGTGGGAACCTGGGTTGGACAATGGTGCGTGATTACAAAAAGGTGATTTCGGGGGCTACCTCATCTCACCAACATTTGTATCACTCCCGATTCGCTAGGGAATGGTTAACCGGTGTCGGGCTTTGCGAACTTTCACTCTCCCGAGGGGTGCCTGTTTTACAAGCCTGGGCTTCCAGTATCCTCAACGGTACGAATTACTCTGGACGGGTGAGGTTAGAACCTTTCCGCGATTATTTTATCCAGGGTGCTAAGTTGGATAGGACCACCGAGATGGTTGGTGTTAGTGGTGTGGCACGGGCTAGCTTCGAGAGAGCTTTTGGCTTGACAAGTCAGGAGCAGATCATGATGGAGCACTCTTTTCAATTCGCGTTTGAGAAGTCTCTCGACTTCGAGCGGGTAGAGTGGCATGATCTTGCAGCCGTGTCCCCACGTATCAGTAACACCTTCTTATCGGACGTCGCCTGCTGATGTGCAGGCTTCAAATACACGTGTGATCGAGTAGTACGATACCCTTGGGAGACGTTCCCGGCTAGGTCCTCTGCTTCATGTGTGTGGTTGCTCGCTCATTGTTGGTCGTTGGGAATCGGGTTCCCTTCGTCTTCAACCTTGAATCGCTTCTACCGCAACGTTGCATTGCCTGCATAGCGATGTGTAGGTGAGTGGTCCATGTTATACGCTTGCGTGGCTAAATGCATGGGCCGGACTTAGACCCCACAAGGCGGTGGGGCTGATCCGGCGCCCTCGGGCAAGGAGGTGTAGTGATCACGTGTGACCGGGGACGAACCCGCCCGGTTGGTGTAAATGGGTCTGGCCTGGGAGTAACTGTTACCCAGGTCTGGAGAGGCAGTCGGCTGTGCATTGGCCGTTACCAAGCGTTTGTTAGACCGTCGGTTTGCAAATAATACCGGTTAGAGTGCGCCGTGTACTCGGACATCATCGGACCTTCCGATTAATAAATGAGATACCGGTTCCACAAGACGGCAGCGGGCTTGTGGGTGTTTATCACTTCGATTTGGGCGTGGAAGTCCTGTCTGTTAGACGGTAGGTTCTCTGCCGTTCACACCCACAATCCTATGCTTGGAATAGTGCGTCACCAGGG